TTCCTTGTGTTTTCCAAATTAGGAGTATGAAGAATGGATTGCCTACGCAACATATTTTACCATTCTCTGAAATAGTGCTAGAACCAGACGATATTAATATTTCTGGTGATGGATCAGTCGCCACTACTATTGAGTTTAAAGCACCAATTTTCCTTGAAGGAAATGGAACTGAATATGCTATTGCTTTAGCATCTAACTCAACCAAGTATAGTGTCTTTATATCAAGAATAGGTGAGGCTGATTTACTAACTGATACCTTTATATCTAACCAACCATATTTGGGTTCTTTATTCAAATCTCAAAATGCTTCTACTTGGGAACCAAGTCAGTGGGAAGATCTTAAGTTTACTTTATACAGAGCAGACTTTATTAATTCAGGATCTGTAGAATTTTATAGTCCAGAATTGAAAGAAGGAAATAAGCAGATTCCTACTTTGATGCCTGATTCTTTGGTTTTAAAATCAAGAAAAATTAGAGTTGGACTTGGAACAACACTAGCAGATACTGGATACGCTACTGGTAATACATTCTTCCAAGGAAAAACAAATGCCACTGGTAATTTAGTTGGTACTGCTGGAACTGCTGCTGGAACATTGAGTATTGCTAATGCTGGTATTGGATATACACCTACTGATGGTGATCTTACATTTAGTGGAGTAGATCTTGTAACTCGTACTGGTAATGGTAGTGGTGCAAAAGCAAATATTACAGTTGTTGATGGCGTTGCTGTTGCTGCTACTGTAAGTAATGCAGGTGGTCGTGGTTATCAGATTGGTGACGTGGTTGGAATAACAACCATAGGAATTGCTTCAGTTGGTCAAGATATGAGATTAACTGTAGCAGCAATTGGTCAGATTGATGAATTAATTCTTGATAATGTTCAAGGAGCATGGTTAACCAATTCTTCTGGAATACACACAGTTTTCTATACTAATAGTGCTGGTGTATCAACTGAATTAAACTCTGGAAAACCACATGGTCAAGGGGGTGATGTTCAAACAACTACTATCACCGAAGATCAAGATGGAACTCACGTTCAAGTGAATCATAAGAATCATGGAATGTACTTTACAGATAACATAGTTAAGATTTCTGGAGTCCTACCAGATTCTAAACCAACAAAATTAACTGCTGCTTATGATGCTTCATCAACAGCAAGTATATCTGTTGCTTCTGCTGCTACATTTACAACATTCGAAGGAGTGGGTATTGGCACAACAAATACAGGTTATCTTTTGATTGGTGATGAAATAATTCAATATAACACTGTTAGTGGAAATACTATTGGTGGTTCTCTACTTGAGAGAGGATCTAGTCCACTTAGTTATCCTGTTGGCACTCCAGTTTACAAATATGAACTTGGTGGAATTAATCTAAAGAGAATTAATAAAACTCACGGATTATCAACTTCAACTGCCAGTGCTCCTGACGGATCAATTACATTTGATTCTTATAATATTAAGTTGGATATGTCAGAGAAGTTCTACAGTGGAAATGATGATAGGAGTGTCGATACTGGAAATGGTAAACTTTATATTAATCAGTCAAAATCCACTGGTGGATTAAATATCAAGGCAACTCAAAATATGCCTTATGAGATAATTACTCCTATTGTTCATAACTTAACTGTTGCTGGAACAACGATTAATGCTGAAATGAGAACTATTAGCAGTAAGAGTTTAAGTGGTAATGAAATACCATTCATTGATAATGGATTTGAATCTGTTGTTGTTAATGAACCAAATTATCTTACTACCACAAGAATGATTGCCTCTAAAATAAATGAGGATAAAAAGTTAAATCAAATTCCTGGTAATAAGTCTTTAAATATGAGGCTTTTATTGAATACAATGGATTCCCATGTATCTCCAGTTATTGATGGTCAAAGAACATCCATCATTCTTTCATCAAACAGAGTGAATGATGTTATTAAAGATTATGCGACTGATAGTAGAGTTTCCAGTTTCAATGCCGATCCAACTGCTTGCCAGTATATCAGTAAAGAAATTCAACTTGAAAATTCAGCAACTTCTATGAAGCTTCTTTTGACTGCCCATATCAATGAAGATAGTGATATTAGAGCATTCTATGCTATCAGTAATAATGAAGGATTTAGACCAATATTTGTACCGTTTCCTGGATTTAACAATTTAAATTCAAGAGGTCAAGTGATTTCTCCTGAAAAGAGTGATGGTAGATCGGATGCATTTATCAAGAAGACTAATACATACGGATTTACTTCCAATGCAGTTGAATATAATGAATATACATTTACTGCTGATGATTTACCTGCATTTAGATCTTATAGAATTAAGTTTGTATTGACTTCTACTAATCAAGTTTATGTACCAAGAGTAAAAGACTTGAGAGTTATCGCACTTGCCTGATATGTATAAACTTGAAGGACATTCGGATCTCGCCAGAGATCCTAAAACAAACTCAATAGTTAATGTTAATTCTACTGATTATGAACAATATATTGCAAGACGTTCAGTTAAAAATGAAGAGATCAAACAATCAAGAAATGTTGAACAAGAACTTTCTGATTTAAAAAGTGAAATGAATGAAATCAAATCCCTTCTTAAGGAGTTAGTAAATGGCAACTAAAACAATAACATTTGATCCTGATTCAGGCGTTCCTTTTGGAGTGAATCTGGTAGTTTATGGTGGTTCTAATTCTGTAAATAACTTGAATGTTGTTGATGTTAATAGTAACAACTTTAATTTTACTGGATATACTGGAGAGGCTGCAATATCAAAAAGCATTGGTGTTGGAGCAAGTAGTTTTCAGAATGCAATTTTTACCGTTGGGTTTACAAGTGCATATGATGGAAAGATAAAATTATCTTTAGGTGCAACTGCAACTGCAGCATTGGATCAAGGTAGATATATGTTTGATGTTAACGTTGATTCTGGATCTACTGTATTCAAACTAGTTAGTGGAAACGTGTATGTCTATTCAGGCATATCTTCCATACCATAAATATCTTTGGGATAATATATCTTAAATGGCAAAACCAGCAAGTAAAACTGAATTAAAGCAATATTGTTTAAGGCAATTAGGTGCTCCTGTATTGGAGATTAACGTTGCTGATGAACAGATTGATGACTTGATGGATGACGCTCTCCAATATTTTCAGGAGAGGCATTTTGATGGTGTTGAAAAGATGTATTTGAAACATCAATTAACAGAAGATGAAGTTAATAGAGGGCAAGCACGTAATGATATTAACAGCACTAATGATGTTGGTATTGTAACTACATCAGCAACATCTACCTCCATATCTGGTTATGGTACAACAACCACAAATTGGTATGAAACTTCCAATTTCCTACAAGTTCCAGATTCTGTAATTGGTATAGAAAAAGTTTTTAAGTTTGATAGTAGCACCATATCAACTGGAATGTTTAGTATTAAGTATCAATTGTTCTTGAATGATTTGTATCAATTCAGTTCTCTTGATCTTTTACAGTATGCAATGACAAAGACTTATCTAGAAGACATAGATCGTCTATTAACTACAGACAAACAAATAAGATTTAATCAAAGACAAGATAGATTATATTTGGATATTGATTGGACTGCTGAAGAAAAAGATAATTGGTTAGTTATTGAGTGTTACAGAATTTTAGATCCAGATACATACACTGGTGTTTACAACGATTCATTCTTAAAAAGATATTTGACTGCTCTTATTAAAAGACAATGGGGACAAAATTTAATTAAATTTACTGGTGTTAAATTACCTGGTGGAATTGAATTGAATGGAAGACAAATATATGATGATGCTCAAGTTGAACTTGATAAAATCCAAGAATTGATGTCCAATACTTATGAAATTCCTCCACTTGATATGATAGGTTAAGAATATGGTACTTAACCCCTATTTCACTCAAGGAACTAATTCAGAACAGAATCTTGTCCAAGATTTGATCAATGAACAATTGAGGACATATGGTGTTGAAATATTTTATTTACCAAGAAAGTTTGTGGGTGAAAAAACTGTTATAAGAGAAGTTGTTCAATCCAAGTTTGATCTTGCATTACCTTTAGAAGCTTATATAGACAACTATGATGAATATTCTGGTAACGGTAATTTATTAAGTAAGTTTGGAATACAATCTCAAGATGAGGTTAGATTAGTTATTTCAAGAGAAAGATTTGAGAATTATATATCACCTCTAATTGAAGATCAAGCAAATGTTAAACTTTCTACAAGACCTAAGAATGGAGACTTAATATGGTTTCCACTTGATGATCGTCTTTATGAAATAAAAGATATTGAGTATGCAAAACCATATTATCAATTACAAGACTTATATACATACGAACTTCAATGTGAATTGTTCAGAATTGAGGATGAAGTTATTTCTACTGGTATTGATGATATTGATGATAATTTAGTTGGTGATGATATTGGTGATGGTTTAACTGAAGATGGTATTAGCACCATACAAGGAATAACACAAACTCTAACCTTAATAGGTACAGGATCTACTGCAACTGCTGTTACTGGTATTGTAACTGAGGGTGGTATTAGATTTATTACCATAGGTGATAGAGGTGGTGGATATTTAACTCCACCAACTGTGGCAATATCTTCTGCACCTTCTGGAGGTATAACAGGTATAGCAACTGTTAGAATGATTGGTGGTATTAATGTATGTAATTTAAATGCCAATCCATCTGCAAAATCGGTTCAGCATGTCGATCTATCCAACTCTGGTGCAGGATATACTGTAGCACCTAAAATTGCCTTTATCAGTGCTACTGGAGTGGGTGCTACTGGTATCTCAACTATTGGTGATGGAACTATTGGTATAGTTACTGTTACGTCAGGTGGTGGAGGATACACAACATCCCCAACAATTACGTTTACTAATGAAGTATTCAAAACAGGTGTTACTACAGTTTCTGCTGCTGCTACCGCAGTTGTAAGTTCTGCTGGAGAAATTACCGCTATTAATATAACTAATGCTGGTTTAGGATATAGCACTGCACCAACAGTTGTTGTTTCTAATCCTGGTTCAAGTGGATCTGGTGAATTTGCATTCAATGAAATAATAACTGGTGGCACTAGTGGAACCACTGCAAGAGTAAGAGTTTGGAACTCTAGCACGAATGTTTTAGAAGTTGCTTCTGTTGTTGGCACATTTGTTACTGGCGAAACTTTAACTGGAGGAACATCAGGTGCTACTCATGTTATAAGACTTATTAGCACTGAACCTGACAATGATGAATATGCTGATAATTTAAATATTGAAAATGAAGCAGATTCAATATTAGATTTCACTGAACAGAATCCATTTGGTATTCCCTAAATAGTAGTTAATCCTATAAAATAAAATGTTTGAGTATTTTTACAACGAGATCTTTAGGAGAACAATTATCTCTTTCGGAACTTTGTTTAATAACATTTCTATTAAACAAGACGGTGGATCTGTGAAGGTTCCATTAGCATATGGACCTACTCAAAAGTTCTTGGCCAGAATAGAACAATCACCAGATTTAAATAAACCATTTGCCATCACTCTACCAAGGATGTCATTTGAGTTTACTGGTTTAACTTATGATTCTTCAAGAAAAGTAACTACCACTCAACAATTTACAGTAAAGGATCCTGATTCAGATACTGCATCTAAAAAAGCATATATGCCAGTTCCATATAATATGCAATTTGAACTTGCTATTATGTGTAAATTAAATGATGATGCACTTCAAATTGTAGAACAGATATTACCTTACTTCCAACCAGCATATAATCTTACAGTTAATCTAGTTTCAGCACTAAACGAAAAGAGAGATATTCCTGTCGTGCTTGAAAATATAACAATGCAAGATGATTATGAAGGAGATTTTTCTGAAAGGAGAGTTCTCCTTTATACAATGAGATTTACTGCAAAGACATACCTATTCGGTCCTACTGCAGATGCTTCCAAGGATATCATCAAGAGATCTACTATCAACTACCTTACTGGTACAGATACAACCAATACAAGAAGAGAACTTACATACTCTGTCACACCGAAAGCACTTAAAGATTACACTGATGATGTTGTCACATTAGTATCCGCAGATGTGCTTGCTACTGATAAGACAATAGATGTTGAGGATGCCAGTGGTATTGCAGCAAGGAAGTATATAGATATTGATGGAGAAAGAATATACGTTAGATCCAAATCTAGTAATACTCTGAATGTAACCAGAGGAAAAGATGGAGCAGTTCCAATTGATCATGTTATTGGAGCACAGGTTAAAGGTATTGACTTTACAAATACATCTACAAGTGTTGGTACTATAGGTGTAGACAGTGCTGTTATACCAGAGGGAGATGATTTTGGATTTGACGGAACAATTACTGACACTACATCATGACGAATACTAAAAATTTAGACGAAACATTCAACATCGCACCTACTGAAGTAATAGATGCAGATGAAGTTAAACCCCCTGTTGGTATACAAAAACCAGATAGACTCACTAAAAATGATATTGAAAAAGATTATGAGTATACTCGTGGTAATCTTTACAGTATTATAGAAAAAGGTCAAGAAGCGATAAATGGTATTCTTGAGCTTGCACAGGATAGTGAAATGCCAAGGGCATATGAGGTCGCAGGACAGTTGATTAAGAGTGTTTCTGATGCCACTGATAAGTTAATGGATCTTCAGAAAAAACTAAAGGATGTAGAAGAAGAGACTAAACAAAAAGGACCATCTACTGTCAATAATGCATTGTTTGTTGGGTCAACTGCAGAGTTGCAGAAACTACTAAAGAACGGACTACCAAAAGATTCTAAATAATAGAAGGAGAGAAATCCTGAAGTACATACGTTACTAATACAATGTCGGATAAGTTACCGTCGATAGATGATTTACTTGAAAGTAAATTACCCTCACTCGATGATTTTATAATAGAAGAAAAAGAATTACCTTCGGTAGACGACTTCATTGAGAATGAAGAAGAAGAGGAAATACCTGACAATGCACCTTGCTCTATAGAAGAAGAGACACAAGATTTAACGGAGATAGTACGTCTGATAAATGACGTAAGAAAAGATATTCCAGATATTCCAGAAATAAAATATTATGACGAAGAATTAGAAAAAATTCTAGAACAAATTGAAGAGGTCAAGAACAGTATTCCAGAACCTCCAGAGATACCAGAGATAAAATATTATGATGAAGAGATTACTTCCTTAAGAGAAGAGATAGATCGTAATGCTGCTGATATACCAGAAATAAAATATTATGATGAACAGGTAAATGACCTTGAGGAGAAAATTAAGGTTATTAAGGAGGACATTACAAATCTTCCCGAACCAAAGTATTATGAGGCAGATTTACAATCTCTTAAAGAAGATATTCTTGCAGTAAAAGAATCTGTACCTGTATTTCCAAAATGGGTTAATGAGGTTAATGAGGTTCCTGATTTTTCATGGATCGGAAAAACTTTTGGTGTTATTGATTCAGACTTTGTAAAAGTAAATGATAATCTTGATTCTATCAGAGGTAGAATAGACCAAGAGGTTCAAGAGATTTCAGAAAATTTTGATCTTAAAGATTTTGAGAATAAGATTGAATTTGAAAAAGCAAGTAACAATCTAAAAGAAACTAAAAATAAAATTTATAAAGAATTAAGGGAGACTGCTCTTCGGATTTGGGATCATCATAAAGAATTTAAAGATGATGATAGAAAATTAAAAAAACAAATACTTAGTCACTATAATGTTTTAAAACAAAAAGTAGATGAAGAAGTAAAAGAATTTAATAGAAAAAATTTAGAAACTAAAGATTTATCCAAAGGATACTTTGATGGTTTGGCAGAAGAAATTGAGAACTTACCTAAACCAAAATATTATGATGATACTATCAATAGTTTGAAAAGAGATGTAAATCGAAATATATCCAAGTTGAATAATCAATATGAAGACACTACTTTAGATGTAACAGAATTATATAAACTTGTTAACGAATTAAAAGAAAAGCAAAATGAACTAAAAGATCTTTATGAGGAGGGATTACTTGATGATCCAGTAGATACTAATAATGAAGATCCTCTTACACCAATAGATCAGAATTTTGTTACCCTTGACCAGTTACAGCAACATTATAAGTTATTTGTAGAAAGAGTACAGTATCAGTTAGGATCCATTGGTGGCGGTGGTGCAGGGTTTATTAAAGACCTTGATGATGTGACCTTTGATGGTACTGATAATGAACTATTAATTTATAATTCATCTACTTCCAAATGGGTCGGTATTGCAAGCACTGCTCTTACAAGTAGTAGTGAAATTGCAGGTATCAGCACTACAGGAACATCAGTTTTTAATAATTTACAAATCAGTGGTGTTAGCACGGTTTCGAATACCACTAATTCAACTTCAGTATCAACAGGTTCATTAGTCATTAATGGTGGTGTTGGTGTTGCATTGAGTATGCACATTGGTGGAAGTTTGTCTGTAGGTGGTACAATAACATATGAAGATGTAACTAATATTGATTCTGTTGGTATTGTCACTGCTGGAGGAGGATTGCAACTTGGAAGAGGTCCATCAGTTGCTTCTATAGAATCAGCAGCATCCACAAAAACTTCTACATCAGAAGCTGCTGCAGATACATTTGCTGCATCCACCTATAGGTCTGCACAATATCAAAT